TTCAGCTGCAACTACTCTCACTGTTGCTCATGTAAGAAGTAGCACAACTAATGAGATTATTAAAGAAGCAAATGTTCCAGTTAATGATGCTTATATTCCTCTAGATGGTAAATTAGTATTAGAGACGAATGATTCAATTACTGCAACTGCTGGTGCTGGCACCACTTTAAAAATTCTTCTTTCGGTATTGGAGACTGCAAATGCCTAGATTGCTTAGTCAAGTAAATGGATCAGGACAAGTCGGTATCTCTAGTGATAACGTCAGTCTTGGTAATATGAAAACATTAAATTTTGAATCTAATAGAGTTAAATTAGGATCCACTGGTATAGCAACTGTAACCTCAGACCCCCTTACAATCGTAGGATTATGAAATCACTTAACGACTTTATCGAAGAAGCAGCAAAATCTGTAGAAAGACCAAAATGTCCAGAGGGATCTTACTATGATCCTATCAAGAAAAAATGTGTTAAAATGACTACTAAATATGGTAGAGGATTTTATGGCGGAGGATACCACAGTCACAGTCACAAAAATGGAAACGGAAATGGGAACGGCAGTAACGGAACTTCTAACGGAAATGGGAACGGTGCGAATGGTGGCGGAAATGGTGGCAACGGTGGTGGCAACGGTGGCGGTGGTAACGGTGGTGGCGGGGGCGGTAATGGAGGATAAAACTAAGTAATTTCCTAAATAATTGAGTTATGAAATTTTTACTACCACTTAAAGTCGAAATTCCCCAGACAATGGGAGAGTGGAAATCAGGTCTTATGTTTAGAGAAAGTCTAAATGAAGACAGTGGAATGTTGTTTATTTTTGATGAAGTGAACTACCATTCATTTCATATGAAGAATACAACTATCCCTCTTGATATTGCTTTTATCGACAAGTGGGGTATTATTGAAAGTATAAAAGAACTTAAACCACTTAGTGCCGAACACATTGGCCCAGACTCACCAATACTATTTGCATTGGAAGTAAACAAAGGTTGGTTTAAAGAACATGATGTAAAAGTTGGAGATAAAGTCCTTAGTGAAGATGTTTCTATCGAAGACGCAGATGGAAATATTTTTGCAGACGTTATTGATATTATAAAACCAGAACCACTCAGACCAACAAAAGGTTTTATTCAAATATCAGAAGCAACAAGATTACCAAATTACCAAAAAGTCGGAAACATAATATCCGCAGCTTTGGCATGGAGAGGAGGAAACTATATGATACAAATGTTTTTCCCTTCAGTCAAAAAACCATCACGCAGAGAAGTACAGGATCAAGTGAGAAAAGTGTATCCCGGTGCTAAACTCTGGAATTACCAAGTAGACGATTATGACCCCGGAGAACCACTCGTCCAAACAGGAGGAGACTAAGAAGATCGAGGAGTTAAAGAAGAAGGCAGATAATTTACAAAAAATACTAGATTTGACAAGAAAAACAATTGAACATGATGCATCTATGTTAAATAAGAATACAGGACACAACCGTTTTGGTCGTTACGAAATGACGTAGGAGATTATTATGCAAACACAGGATCAAGTATATCTTGGTAACCCGCTTCTAAAAAAAGCAAATGTTGCCCAAGAATTTACAAAGGAACAAATTTTAGAATTTGTTGCTTGCAGAGAGGATCCTGTTTACTTTGCTAAGAATCATGTAAAGATTGTTTCTCTTGACGAGGGACTTGTACAATTTGCACCATACGATTTTCAAGAAAAGTTAATTAATAACTTTCATAATAACAGATTTAATATTTGTAAAATGCCTCGTCAGACTGGTAAGTCTACTACGTCTGTTGCTTATCTATTGCATTATGCAGTTTTTAATGATAATGTAAACATTGGTATTCTTGCAAACAAAGCTGCAACTGCCCGTGATTTATTAGGTAGATTACAAACTGCCTATGAAAATTTACCTAAGTGGATGCAACAAGGTGTTTTGTCATGGAATAAAGGATCATTGGAGTTAGAAAATGGATCAAAGATACTGGCTGCTTCTACGTCTGCAAGTGCTGTCCGAGGCATGTCGTTCAATATCCTCTTCCTCGACGAATTTGCTTTCGTTCCAAACCATATTGCGGAGTCCTTCTTTGCCTCTGTTTATCCTACTATTACTTCTGGTAAATCAACGAAAGTAATAATGGTTTCTACCCCTCATGGTATGAATCATTTTTACAGATACTGGCATGATGCGGAAAGAGGAAAAAATGAATATGTCCCAACTGATGTTCACTGGTCAGAGGTTCCCGGAAGAAACGAAGAGTGGAAACTTCAAACTATTGCTAACACATCAGAACAACAATTTAAAATTGAGTTTGAGTGTGAGTTCTTAGGATCTGTTGATACTTTGATAGCACCATCAAAACTTAGAGCTTTAACTTATGAGAATCCAATACAGAGAAATGCTGGATTGGACATACATGAAACAGCAATAAAAGATCATGAGTATGTAATTACAGTTGACGTTGCAAGAGGAGTTAGTGAGGATTACTCTGCCTTTGTTGTTTTTGATATTACCAGTTTTCCTCATAAGATAGTTGCTAAGTATCGAAACAATGAAATTAAACCAATGTTGTTTCCTAATGTCATATATGAAGTAGCAAAAAATTATAATGGTGCGTTTATTCTTTGTGAAGTAAATGATGTGGGAGATCAAGTGGCAGCGTTATTACATTATGATTTGGAATATGATAATGTTCTTATGTGTTCGATGAGAGGTCGTGCAGGTCAAGTTGTTGGTCAAGGATTCTCTGGTAAAAAGACTCAGATGGGAGTCAAAATGTCAAAAACTGTTAAAAAGGTAGGGTCACTTAATTTAAAGACATTAATAGAAGCAGATAAAGTATTATTCCAAGATTATGAAATTATCAGTGAATTAACCACGTTCATATCAAAAAGTAATTCATTTGAGGCAGAAGAAGGATGTAATGATGACCTTGCAATGTGCTTGGTAATATATGCATGGTTAGTATGTCAAGACTATTTCAAAGAGATGACTGACACTGATGTGCGTAAAAAATTATATGAAGATCAAAAGAATCAGATTGAACAGGATATGGCACCTTTTGGTTTTATAAATGATGGATTAGGGGATAATAGTTTTGTTGATGCAGAGGGTGATAGATGGAATCTTGATGAGTATGGAGATCGCTCATATATGTGGGAGTATATGTAAACATCGTAAACAATAAATAATTTCTAGATAAACTGAAGATACGGAGAAAAAAAGCATGGCGACTCCTCAATTGTCTCCCGGAGTACTGGTAAGGGAGGTTGACTTAACAGTAGGAAGAGCTGATAATGTACTTGATAACATTGGAGCAATCGCAGGCCCATTCAAATTAGGCCCAGTAAACGATCCAATTGATATCACTAATGAGCAGGAATTAATTAAAGTATTCGGCAAACCAATATCTACTGATGCTCAGTATGAATATTGGATGTCTGCTGCATCTTTCCTTTCATATGGTGGAGTCTTAAAAGTTGTTAGAGCAGGTGCTACCACTCTAGCAAACGCTAACGCTGCGTCAGATACATCTGCTGGTTTAGGATATACAACTGCATTAGCAGGAACTAGCGGAATTGAAAACTATAACGATTACATTACAGACCACTCAACAGCAACTAACTTTTTATATGCTGCTAAAAACCCCGGAACATGGGCAAATAGTTTAAAGGTTTGTTTTATTGATGACTTTGCAGATCAAACACTGACAGTCAACACAACAAATTTAGCAGGTGTCGGTGCTACAATCGGTATCGGTGTTACGATGGAATTAACTGCTGTCACAATACCTGAAACTGCTGGAACCGTATCATTCAATGGTTTTCTAAAAGGTATCGTTACTGGAGTTACGACAGATGCATCTAACAGCGACTCAAAAGTTGACGTTAAAGTTGTTGCAAGAGTATCCAGAGCCGGTGTTGCTTCTGCTATTAGTTACGAAGAAGGCACAGATTATGGTCAGTTTACAACATCTGCAATCACTTTTGGCGACTTTACTGCTGGAGCTGCTATAACAACTGGATCAGTTGTTACTCCAACCGCAGTTGAAGATTGGTACGATAATCAAACTCTTGGATTAACAAACTCAACAGTTTACTGGAAAGGAATCGCTGATAGACCAAGCACAGGTAAGTTTGTTTCAGATAGAAGTGGATCTAACGATGGTTTACACATAGCAATCGTTGACGACACAGGAACTATTTCTGGTATACAAGGAAATATTCTTGAATCACACTTACACTTATCTAAAGCAAAAGATTCTATATCTGCTGTTAATTCACCTCAAAGGAATTACTATAAAGAATATCTTGCAGATTTCTCAGAGTACATTTACGCTGGTGGAAACCCCGGTGAAACTGCTGATGGTTTTAAAGGAACAACTCCTGCAAGACCCGGATTCTCAACTGCTGGTAACTTCACTGAAGGTGATATTGCTGATGGTGTATGGGGTCTTGATGCACAAGGAGTCAACTTCAATGTTATCGGTAATGTAAATTACAGTCTAAACGGTGGTGTTGATTACTCTGCTGCTAACTCAATGAGTGCAACTTTGGGTAATCTAATTACTGCATATGGTAAGTTTGAAAATAGAAATGAAGTTGAACTTGATTATCTAATCATGGGCCCCGGTTGTTCAACACAGGCAGAATCACAAACAAAAGCAAATTTCATAATCTCTCTTGCTGAACAAAGAAAAGATTGTGTTGCAGTTATTGGGCCACATAGATCAGATCTAATCGGTGTCACTAACACAACTACTCAAACTAATAACTTAGTTAAGTATTTCAGTCCAATAGCATCATCATCATTCGCAACCTTTGATAGCGGATACAAATACATGTTTGATAGATTCAACAATCAATTCCGTTATGTCCCAACTAACGCTGACATTGCTGGATTGATGACTCGTACAAACATTGTTGCTTTCCCTTGGTTCTCACCAGCAGGACAACAACGTGGTGTATTAAATAATGCAATCAAACTTGCATACAACCCAAATAAAGATCAAAGAGATAAACTTTATCCAAATAGAATCAACCCAGTTATCACACAACCCGGTATTGGAACACTTCTCTTTGGTGACAAGACTGCTCTTGGATTTGCATCAGCATTTGATAGAATTAACGTAAGACGTTTATTCCTCACTATTGAGCAATCTCTAGAGAGAGCAGCAGAAGCTCAACTCTTTGAACTTAACGATGAGTTAACCAGAGCGAACTTTAGAAACATTGTTGAACCATTCCTTCGTGATGTTCAGGCAAAAAGAGGACTTTACGGATTCCTCGTTGTTTGTGATAGCACAAATAACACTCCTGATGTTATCGACAATAATGAGTTCAGAGCAGACATCTTCCTGAAGCCTGCTAAGTCCATTAACTACGTAACTCTTACTTTCGTTGCTACACGAACAGGTGTATCATTCGAGGAAGTAGTCGGTAGAGTTTAACTTTAATATCTAAATAACAACAGGAGGATCTAAACAAAATGGCAACTTCAAGAGAAAATAAAACAATCTCTAACTTTAAATCGGCACTAATCGGTGGCGGTGCAAGACCTAATTTATTTGAAGTCGAACTAACCACACTACCAGCAGGTATTGAATGGCCAGCAGACAACTTTAGGTATATGTGTAAAGCATCTCAGTTGCCCGCATCAGTTATTGCAAATATAGACATACCATTTAGGGGTCGTATTTTTAAAGTTGCTGGAGACAGAACTATTGAACCATGGAGCATCACAGTCATAAATGATGAAGACTTCAGAATCAGAAATGCAATGGAACAATGGATGGAGTTAATTGCCAAGTTAGATACTAACTTAGGTGCAACTCTACCAGAATCATACATGACAAATGCCACAGTTTATCAGTTAGGTAGAGGATCTACTAAGAGTAGTACAACTAACGAGGGTGAAGTAAATGCTGTATTAAAACAGTATGAATTCATTGACATATTCCCAATAAACGTTAGTGCTATTGACTTATCTTACGATTCAAGCGATACTATAGAAGAGTTTACTGTAGACTTTGCAGTTCAGTCATACAACTTGACTGGGGCTGGCGGTTCTAATGGGTAACTAAATAGTAAAAAAATAATATAATTATGGCTAAGTTATTTGGGTTCTCAATCGAGGACACCGAACCACTATCCCCAACAACGGTCTCCCCTGTTCCTCAAAATGATGAGGATGGGGTTGATCATTATCAGGCTAGTGGTTTTTTTGGTCAGTATGTTGATATTGAAGGTATCTACAGAACTGAGTTTGACTTAATTAAAAGATATCGTGAGATGGCATTACATCCAGAAGCGGATAGTGCTATTGAAGATATTGTAAATGAAGCGATTGTATCTGATTCACATGATGCACCTGTTCAAATTGACCTTGATAATTTAGATGCAAGTGATAGTATTAAGAAAACTCTAAGAAAAGAATTTAAATTTATTATAGATCTTTTAGATTTTGATAGAAAAGCACACGAAATATATAGAAACTGGTATATAGATGGTAGAATATATTATCATAAAGTAATTGATTTTAACAAACCAGAACTAGGAATTCAAGAAGTACGTTATATTGATGCATTAAAAATGCGTTATGTTCGTAAAGAAAAGAAAAAACAAAATAATGGTGGTGGTAATGTTGTAGTTAATACTCGTCTTGCAGGAGCAGAAAATCCAATGCAAGAATTACCCTTCCCAGAGCTAGAAGAATACTTCATCTATAATCCTAAAACAGCATATCCAACTGGAAATAGAAATGCTACAGGTGCAAGTCAAGGAGTTAAGATTGCAAAAGATGCAATTACATATGTAACTTCTGGATTGGTTGATAGAACTAAAGGTAATACACTTTCATATTTACATAAAGCAATCAAGTCACTTAATCAACTTCGTATGATTGAGGATAGTCTTGTAATTTACAGATTATCAAGAGCACCAGAAAGAAGAATTTTCTATATAGATGTAGGTAATTTACCTAAAGTCAAAGCAGAGCAATATCTTCGCGACGTAATGATGCGATATCGAAACAAACTTGTTTACGATGCTTCAACAGGGGAGATCAGAGATGACAAAAAGTACATGGCGATGCTGGAGGACTTTTGGTTACCTCGAAGAGAGGGAGGACGTGGTACTGAAATTTCTACTCTTCCGGGAGGTCAAAACCTTGGGGAGATCACGGATATTGAGTACTTCAAAAAGAAATTATATAGGTCGCTCAACGTACCCCCATCAAGAATGGACGGAGAAGGAGGATTTAATCTCGGAAGATCCTCAGAGATATTAAGAGACGAGTTAAAATTTACAAAATTTGTAGGTAGATTAAGAAAGAGATTCTCTCATTTATTCTTAGATATGTTGAAGACTCAACTACTTCTAAAGAATATAGTAACCCCAGAAGACTGGGAAATAATGAGTGAACACATACAATTTGACTTCTTATATGATAATCACTTCTCTGAATTAAAAGAAACTGAGTTATTTACTGAAAGATTAAATGCTGCTGCAGCTGCAGAACCATACGTCGGAAGGTATTATTCTCAAGACTTTGTAAGAAGAAAATTACTTCGTCAGACTGATGTAGAGATGATGGAAGAAGATAAGTTGATGAAAAAAGAGATTGCAGACGGAACTATACCTGATCCAAATGCACCTGTAGATCCACAAACTGGTCAACCTGTAGATCCAAATTTAGCGTCAGCAGACCTTGGAGCACCTATTACAGAACCAGATTTAGAGTCTGAAGGTAGTGCAACTGAACTACCTAAAGGTGGGGAGATATAAATAAACAAAGGTTCACTTAATTATAATTTAAGAATATGGATGAATTAATGGATTTGCTTTCTGGAAAAGAATCTTCCGCAAATGCTGTAAGCGATAAGATCAAAGACATATTATTTGCAAAATCTGCAGATAAAATTGATGGATTTAGATCTAATGTTGCTGATAGTGTATTTAACTCAGCAAACGCACCTACTCAAGCTGAAGTAGATGCTGCACCTGAAGTTGAACCTGAAGATGATTATAATCCAGAACCACCTGAAGTTGAAACTCCAGCTGTAGGTGAGGTACCAACAGCATAAATAACTACTAAATGAGACTATAAGCTAATGGCAGTACATAATCCAGTTGGATCCGGTGTTTCTCTTGCAATAGGTACAGGGAGCACATACGTTACATTTAAACAAGAATCTGCAGCAGTGAGAATTCATGCTAAAGGTTCTGATTGTTATGTTGCGATAGGAACTGAACCAACTGTTGCTCTTACTGATTACTATATTCCGCAAGACACAACTGCATTACTTAGTCTTAGTAAGGTTAGATCAAATAGAGTTACTGGTATAACCACAGGTTATAATGAAACCACTATTGATTTTGCTGAAGGGACTGGATCACCATTTGATGTTGGTCAACTAGTTGAACTTCAAGTATTTGGTAATAACCAATTGAGTTTCGGGCCAACTGCTGGTCTTGGAACATTTGCACAACCTGCATATGTAACTAGTATTAATAGTAATCTAGGTCAAGGTGGTTACAATAGTACTCGTATTACAGTTGATGCAGACTTGCAAGGAACAGTTCTTGCATCTACCGGATCAACATTCTCGGATGCTCAGATGTCTAAGGTTGTAAGAGTTGCAATTGGAAAAGGTACAAGTGGCACAGCGTACATTCAACAAATTCAAATTACTCAGGAGGCCTGATGAAACTTATAAGAGAAGAAATCGAATCAGTCGAGTTTCTCGTTGAAAATCGCAACGGTAAAAAGTCGATGTATATCGAGGGTGTTTTCTTACAAGGTAACATCAAAAACCGTAATGGTAGAATGTATCCGATGGAGACACTTCGTAAAGAAGTTGGTCGTTACACTGAGAACCATGTTCAAACAGGACGTGCTCTTGGTGAATTAGGACATCCAGATGGCCCTACTGTAAACCTTGATCGTGTATCACACAAAATCGTTTCTCTAAAAGAAAACGGTTCAAACTTCATTGGTAAGGCAAAGATACTTGGCACACCAATGGGTAAAATTGCATCTTCATTGATTGAGGAAGGTGTAAAACTTGGTGTTTCTTCTCGTGGAATTGGTTCATTAAAACCAACTCGTGAGGGATACAATGTAGTTGGCGAAGACTTTATGTTGGCAACTGCTGCTGATATCGTTGCTGATCCTTCTGCTCCTGACGCATTTGTTGAGGGAATCATGGAAGGAAAGGACTGGATATGGGATGGAGGTATATTGCGTGAGAAGTTCGCAACTAAGACTTATAAGTCTATAAATACCTTAGTAGATCAAAAACAACTTGACGAGAAAAAGTTAGACTTATTTAACGATTTCTTATCAAATATATAAAACTTCTAAATAAAAATAAGTTTAATTACGGAAAACGGAGAACAAACCCAATGTCTAGTGGCAAACAATTACAAGAAATGGATGTAGCATCTGGAATAAAACAGTCCAAGACTGCCGTGAATGCCAACGCTAAACCTGCAGATTCCATGCCAACAATGGCAGATCCCGGAACTCAACTAGGAAGCGTTGAGGATCTCGGAGGCCCTACACCTGATAATTACAAACCAGATAACGATTCAGCAAAGCTGAAGGAACCGGGTTCTACTCTTAAAAAAGTTAAAGACGTAGTTACTAAAGGAGCAAAACCTGCAGAACCAATGAAAGGCATGAAAGAAGAAGAAACTGTTGAGACTGAAGATCAACAAGAAATCGTCGCTGAAACCGAAGAGACTACTGATGAAGTAGTAGCAGAGGAAGAGACTGTAGAAGAAACTCCAATTCCAGACATCGAAGATGATGTCAACGCTCTACTTGGCGGAGAAGAACTCAGTGAAGAGTTCAAGGCAAAAGCTAAGACAATCTTTGAGGCTGCTGTTACTTCTCGTGTCGCAGAAGCAAGAGCAGAAATCGAAGCAGCACACGCAGAAATTATTGAGGAAGAAATTGCTCAAGCAAGAGAAGAACTTTCTGAGCGTGTTGATTCATATCTTGAGTACGTATCTGAAGAGTGGATGACTGAAAACCAACTCGCAGTAGAGCACGGACTTAAGACTGAACTTACAGAATCATTCCTAGCGGGAATGAAAGGTCTTTTTGAAGAACATTATGTAACTATTCCTGACGACAAATATGATGTACTTGAATCTATGGTAGAAAAACTTGATGACATGGAGACCAAACTCAATGAGCAGATTGAGAAGAACATCGGATTAAACAAGAGACTCGGAGAGTCTGTTGCTGATGGCATACTCACAGATGTTTCTGAAGGATTAGCGTCCACTCAGAAAGAGAAGCTCGCTTCACTTGCAGAAAGTGTAGAGTTTGATAGTGAAGAAACATATCGTGAGAAGTTAGAGACACTGAAGGAATCTTATTTCACTTCAAAACCTACTACTTCATCTAAATCAGAAACTCTTTCAGAAGGAGTAGACCATGCTGGTGATGATGTCACTGGTTCAATGGCTGCTTATATGAATACACTTTCTAGATTTAAATAACTGAATTTAATATTAATTCAAACTAAACACTAATCTTTATAGGTAAAAAGCAAATGTTCCAAACAGAACAATTGCAGGAAAAGTGGAAGCCTCTTCTAGAGTATGAAGGTCTTGATCCAATCAAAGACAATCATCGTAAAGCGGTTACTGCCGTCCTGTTAGAAAACCAAGAAAAGTTTTTAAGAGATCAGCAAGCATTTGATCAGTCAGGTTCATTCCTAACTGAGCAACCAACTATGTCAGTTGGTAACACTGGATATCAGTCTGGTGGTAACCAAACACTTGCAGGTTTCGATCCAGTACTAATCAGCTTGATTCGTCGTTCAATGCCTAACTTGGTGGCATACGATCTTGCTGGTGTACAACCAATGAGTGGCCCAACAGGGTTAATCTTTGCAATGAGATCTCGTTACAGTGCTCTCAACGGAAGTGAGACATTCTTCGATGAGGTAGACTCAGCATTCTCAGGTACCAACAAAGGTGGTACATCAACAGAATCTGATGGTGCTGCTGGTATGGGTACAACAGGGCCACAGAGTGGTACAAACCCTGCTGTTCTTAACCCAGTTGGTTCTGCTACATCTACTGCCTACAACGTAGGTCAGGGAATGAATACTGACACTGCTGAAAAGTTAAACACAGGAGATCAAGCGTTTAACCAGATGGCATTCTCAATCGAGAAAGTCACTGTTACAGCGAAGTCTCGTGCGTTAAAGGCAGAGTACAGTCTAGAACTTGCTCAAGACTTGAAAGCAATCCACGGATTGAACGCAGAGGCAGAACTTGCAAACATCCTTTCAACTGAGATACTTGCTGAAATTAACAGAGAAGTTATCAGATCAATTTACAAGGTTGCAGAGCAAGGTGCTGTTCAAAATACAGCAACTGCTGGTGTGTTTGACCTAGACATCGACTCAAACGGAAGATGGTCTGTTGAGAAGTTCAAAGGTCTATTATTCCAGATCGAAAGAGATGCTAACGCGATTGCACAAAGAACTCGTCGCGGAAAGGGTAACATCATCATGTGTTCAGCAGACGTTGCTTCTGCACTAACCATGGCTGGTGTACTTGACTACACTCCTGCATTAAATGCAAACTTAAATGTAGATGACACAGGTAATACATTTGCTGGTGTTCTACAAGGTAAGTATAG